ACGGTCAGGGCGTCCAGTATTTGGCATATTAAACCCTTCCATATACTTTTGCGCTTCTTCTTTTGACTCAAAGAAATAACTGTTTTTCTTGTGCATGTCGATCTCTTTCTTTGTTGATATACCATCTTTATATATGATTCGAAATGCACAGTCAAGCATTATTTTTGAGTATAAATAGACATGAAGAGGAGAACCTATATGACTATATGCACAGTCACCCCCAAAGCAGATGCACAGATTAGTAGGCTTTGTATTGAGAACGATTGTTATGCGATTAGCCTAAACCTTAAAGGTGGTGGTTGCGCAGGATTTGAGTATGATTGGGGTACAATGCAATCGGATGAAGTAAACCCTCAAGATGAAGTCATTGAATGTGAGTCTGGTAACTTCGTAATTAGCACAGCTAGTGTTATGTTTCTAATTGGCACTGAAGTTGACTATGTGCAAAGTCTCACAGGAAGCAACTTTGAAGTCAATAACCCCAACGCTAAGAGTAGTTGTGGATGTGGAGTTAGCGTAAACTTCGACATCGATGCTCTAGCTGTCCCACAATTCTAAGGAAAGACCATGGCAACTTTAACCAAGAACGAGAACTTCTTACAACCAACTGGATACAAGGTATCAATCAATAGGAAAAACTATCCTAACCTTGAGTTCTTTGTTCAATCGGTAGTACACCCATCGGTATCTGTAGCACAGACTGAGGTACAGTATAGTCGTGTCGCAATTCATACTGCTGGTGATAAGATCCTGTATGACGAATTGACTATGGAGATCCTATTAGATGAGGACATGAGTGGTTATAAAGAAATGTACACATGGTTAGAACGCTTGGTTGAGACTAAAGATGTTCGTGCGAGTGATGCAGGAGTTTCTTCAGTAGCCGACATTACACTGTCCATACTGTCTAGCCACAACAACACAACGAACAAATTCATCTACAGAGACTGCGTCCCAACTTTGCTTGGGAGTGTAAACTTAACTGCTAATGCGGCGGATGTGCAATACATCACTGCACCGATATCGTTCAGTTTTACCTACTTTGATATCGTATAGATAAGGTATATAAAATGATTATGGAGTTTGATAATGAACCTAGAAACTGTTCTGGAAATGTGGAAAACCGATAGTGTTATTGAGCAATTCAACCTAGATGAGACTAGTAGAAATTCACCAACACTACACGCAAAGTATCTAGAACTTCTGTCAATTGCCAAGTTGCAGTTGAAGAAGGCAGAACTTTCACAAAAATCACTGTTAAAGAAAAAGTGGCTCTACTATAATGGTAAGCTAACTCAAGACCAAATTGAAGATTTGGGTTGGGAATACGATCCGTTCAATGGTCTTAAAGTTCTTAAGGGGGAAATGGACTACTACTATGATGCTGACACTGATATCCAAAAGACTGTGGAACTAATCACACTGCGACAGACTAACGTAGAAGCACTTAAGGAAATCGTTACTAATATCAATTGGAGACATCAAACAATTGGTAACATGATTAAATGGAGGCAGTTCGAAGCTGGTGGATAAATTAGTAATAACCCAAAAGAATCAATCTGTATGTCTTGTACACACAATACCCGGAATAGCAAATGAATTAGTTGACTTCTTCTCATTCTATGTGCCAGGATACAAGTTCGTACCATCGTATAGGAATAAGATGTGGGATGGAAAGATCCGACTCTTTAATTCTCAGTCATGCGAGTTGCCCATTGGCCTGTTCTCATACGTAGAAGAGTTCGCCAAAGCACGTGGCTATGTGATTGAAATTGAGCACGATTCGTACTATGGCAGACCTGACTCGGTTAATGATATCGACTTTGATGATCTAATCAACTTCGTAAAAGGACTAAAGTTAACAAGTCGGGGTAATAAGATTGCTCCTAGAGAATACCAATTAGAGGCAATGGTAGAGGCTGTTCATCGTAAAAGAGCCATTCTACTATCACCAACAGGATCTGGTAAGTCATTGATCATCTATATGCTGATGCGGTGGATGCTACAGAACTCCACTAAGAAGGTGTTGGTTGTTGTTCCCACAACATCCTTGGTGCAACAGATGTATGCAGATTTCGAAGACTACTCAACCTATGACGAGAGCTTTGATGTAGAGAAGGAAGTGCACAGGATCTATTCTGGTAAACCTAAGATGAACATGAGCCAACGTGTATTCGTATCGACATGGCAGTCTATCTACAAATTACCTGGAGTATGGTTTGAACAGTTTGGTACCATCTTTGGAGATGAGGTACACAACTTTAAATCCAAGTCGCTTACTGGCATCATGAATAAGAGTAGAGAAGCTGAGTATAGATTTGGTACAACAGGTACACTTGATGGAACTAAAACCCACAAGTTGGTATTAGAAGGACTATTTGGACGTATATATAATGTCACAACCACCAAGAAGCTTCAAGACGATAACACACTAGCACCGTTAGATATTAAGGTTCTATTGCTTAAATATCCAGAAGATGTTAGAAAAGCTTGGGGTAAGAAAGACTACCATGCGGAACTAGACTTTATTGTAAAAAATGAAGCAAGAAACCGTTTAATCACTAACCTAGCTTTAGATCAGAATGGGAACACGTTAGTTCTCTTTCAATATGTTGAAAAGCATGGTAAAGTACTATATGAGTTAATAAAGAACAAAGCACACAGTAAGCGTAAGATCTTCTTTGTGTCTGGTGAGGTAGATACTAATGATAGGGAAGCAATCAGGCAAATCGTTGAAACACAAAAGAATGCAATCATTGTAGCAAGTTTAGGTACGTTCTCTACAGGGATCAATATTCGTAACCTACATAACATTGTGTTCGCATCACCGTCTAAGTCACAGGTTAAAGTCCTACAGTCTATCGGACGTGGACTGCGTAACTCAGATGATGGATCGACTACACAGTTATATGATATTGCAGATGATTTACACTGGAAGAGCCGAAAGAATTACACCCTTTTACATTCGGCAGAACGTGTTAAGATATACGCAAGGGAATCATTTAAGCACAAAATATATGAAGTGGAACTAAAACAATGAGTGATATAAGACAGTTTAAGCTAGTAGATGGGTCTGAGATTGTCTGTGACGTAATAGATTGGAACAGTGATGAATCTGATGAGATTGTCATTAAGAATGCCCTAGTCATACATTATGTGATGAAGGATGAGCATCGTATGTGCTCTATGCGTCCGTGGATGCTACAACAAGTACAACATGATATGATTATGGTTTTGAATGCTGGACACATCACTCTTGATGCACAGCCCGCACCAGAGACTATAGATAACTACACAGAAACAGTTAAGTTTCTTCAAGTAGATATGTATCTAGAAGAGGCTGTTGAGGAATCTATAGAGGAAAGCCTGTCTGTAGTGACAGAAGAAGAGAAAAATAACATCATTTCCTTTTTAAGGAATCGGAAAGATAAGATGCATTAATACTCTCTCCCCTGTTTCCCAAAGTGTTACTTTATTATACTATAGAATAGCGATTCTGTCAACCCCTAAAATGAATAAACCTTCACTATTTTATGCTTTACAACCTGTGTCATATGTGGTACAATAATTGTAATTGAAAGGAGCCACTAATGGCACGAACCAAAAGAGCTAGTATTCACTACGTTAACAATGCAGAGTTTTCTGCGTCTGTTGTTGAGTATGTGAAGACTGTTATGATTGCTAAGGACAATGAGGTTGCACTACCTATTGTTCCTAATTACATTGCTCAATGCTTTCTAAAGATTGCTGAAGGACTGTCTCACAAATCTAACTTCATTCGGTACACTTACCGTGAAGAGATGGTTATGGATGCAGTTGAGAATTGTTTACGTGCAGTTGAAAATTACAACATTGAGGCGGCTACACGTACAGGTAAACCCAATGCGTTTGCGTACTTCACTCAGATCTCTTGGTATGCATTCCTTCGACGGATCGCTAAAGAGAAGAAACAACAAGACATTAAGTACAAATTTATGACAACTCAAGGCGTTGAAGCGTTTATGAGCCTAGACATGTCTGAAGAGTTTAGTAGGTTGGTTGGTACTAACTATGTTGATATCTTGAAAGATCGTATCGAAAAGGTCAAAGAGAATGATACTGTTGTTAAAGAGTTTGTTAAAGCGGAGAAGAAACGTAAGAAGCGAGAAGTTAAAGCCGATTCTGATCTTAGTGAGTTCCTAAACGATAAGGACTAATTTATAATGAAAATTGCAATTCTAAATGATACCCATCTTGGGGTGCGCAATAGTGATGATATCTTTCTCAATAATGCTGAGAAGTTCTATACTGATGTATTCTTTCCTCACCTTTTGGCGCATGATATTAAGCATATCGTGCATCTTGGTGATTACTTTGATAACAGAAAGTTCATTAACTTCAATGCTCTTAATC